ACCACTACTTGAAGGTGCGTTACCTGTTGAGTTTGCTACGCATATATACGTAGATGTTATTCCAGAGTCTGTATACTCAACTAAATCATCAACTACATACGCAGTAGAGTTATTGTAAGTACCTCGCCAGACCTGTTTGATTTTGCCTAAATCTATTGTTGCCATTTTAAATTGTTGCGATTAATTTACCGTCTGTGTTTACGCTAAAGGTAAAACCTGTAGCTGCATAAATAACATCATCAAATGCTGCATAAGTAGCACCTGAGATATTATCTGCACCACCGTTTGTAGTGGTGACTATTAAGTTTCCGTTAGCGTTTGTGTTAAAACCATACACTTCTGGAGAGGACGCTTGTGCCCAAGTTAACTGGTCACTGTTGTCTTTGTACTGAAGAAAATGTCCAGCTGTGGGTGTATTGCTAACATCTAAATCTGCTTCTTTAATAGAATCATCTAAAACGCTAGCTGAATGTATTTGTGTTAATGCCATTATGCTAAAATCTCCGCAGCTAAAAAGAAACTTGTTGTTGCGAGTCTTATACCAGTAGCAACATAAGCTCCATTTCCATAATTTCTAAACCGAACTTTATAGTTAACAGTAGATCCATAATTATCTTGAATGTCTATCATTCCCATGCTAAGACTTACAGCATTAGTCGAGTAAGTATGAGCAAGACCCATGTTTTGGCCTGACAGGTAATCAGAACTTCCACCTACGGTTCTTTGTATATTGTAAACACAATTAGTTCCAGCATTACTAACTCTTGAACCATTGCAGAAAGCAATAAGAAGTATTTTTGAACCTGATGCACTTGGTGTTATATCCAGCTCTAGATTTGTGTCCAGATAAACTGATGAGGTAGTTGTACGATCAGCACCAGTTTCTTCATAGATATCTGTTACAAGTTGACCTACTTTACCACCAGCTGGAATAGTTATGGTTCCGAAACTTAAACCTCCTGATCCGTTAGTTTTTAAATATTGTCCATTACTACCATCTGCTGTAGGTAGTGTAAATTCGCTTGCACCGTTAGCTGTGTGTACAAGCTTGTTTGTTTTTATTGTACTCATAATTATGCTATTGCCGTTATTTGTAATTTTGGTATTCTTAATCTTGCAGATCCAGATGCTGTAGTACCATCCATAAAATCATTTTCGTGAATTACACAGTTATAAGAACTGTTATCAGATTCTCTCATTTGCACTTTTATGGTTTTATTTGACGTCCAAGCACTACCTTGTACTTTTCCATTAGCATAATCATTACTACCTACTGATAAATCAAAAACCCAATAAGCTGTTTGTGCCTGATGAGAATGATGATAAGAGTTGTAGTCTGCTGCAACACAAGTCTTACTAGGAGTAACTACTGTGCCATCAATTAGTATTTGGTGATAAGCAATACCAGAAAGAGTTGCTGCGTTCCACAAAAAATCAAACTCATAAATTAATGCTTTTGTTCCAGTAGGAGGTGTATAAGCAATACTGCTACCAGTTAAATCAGTATATGTAGCGGTTAAAGCTTGAACTGCTGTTACGTTACCTAAAGTATAAGTTCCGGAACTTACTGTCACACTTCGACCATCACACATTCCAGCTACAGTTTCTATAATCTGTCCGGGTCCAGCAGCTGAACCAAAACTTAAATTGCTAGAACCATCTGTTTTTAATACTTGTCCAGCAGTACCATCAGCTACAGGTAACTTAAATGTTAAGTCTGCACTACTTGTTGTTTGAGTCGGAGCGTCGAGTGCAACCGACCCTCCAGACTGTGCGTTTAATTTTATACTCATGCTGCTACCTCCATTGCTGTTATGGTAGAAACACTATAATTTGGATCATATTGGTTATTAGCTGATCCTGTATGTGATCTGTTTAAATAAATATACTGTTGATAAGGAGACTTCCATCTTAATTTATAAGTTACTGCTGTGCTTCCGTCAGCACCATGAGTATCTAAAAATGCAGAATCTAAGTTACCACCATGTATATATGTACCATTGATAGTTAAATAACCACCTCTGTTATTGTCAAAGTTTTGAGCATTATATGTATCGCCCGAAGCTATTATATTATTATCTCTCATAAGTCTTATACCATAACTGTATCCAGTAGCTCCACCAACAACTATGTGATAAGTTACATATACTTTAGTTCCAGATGAAGGTGTTAAGGTAACTGACATTCCAGAGATATCAACATAACTAGCACTATCTGAACTGGTAGTACCAGTCACACTGGTTGATTTTAGTTGAAGAATTTTACCACCAACACCGCTTGCTAATTTTGCAGAAGTTATTGAGCCATTCGGTACTGGATCATAACCGGTTATTGTACCGTTTCCGTTTATTGTTATTGACATTATACTATTGTCCAGTTAGATGTACTTGGTACTGTTACTGTTACTCCACTGTTAATAGTAATAGGACCAAATGATCCAGCATTTCTATTTGCAGAAACTGAGTAATTGTGTGTAACAGTTTGCTGGTTTTCCCAGAATACTGCGTTAGCTCCAGAGTTACCTCCAGTCGCACCAGCTTGTAAACCTGTTAGATTCGACCCATCTATAGCAGGGAGTGTACCAGTTAAATTTGCAGCTGGTAAGTTAGTTAAGTTAGCTCCACTAACTGCTGGTAATGTTGCAGGGAATCTAGCACTAGGTATAGTTCCAGATGTTAGATTAGATGCACTCAATGTTGTTAAATCTACGTTAGCCCATGTTAGACCACCAGTATTACCAGATTGAGCTTGTAAAAAGTATCCATTAACTGGACTATTACTTACTTTTAATTTAGCTTCACTTACAGCATCAGATGTTAATTTTGCTTCTGTTACTGTATTATCACTAGGTGTACCTATTGATGTAGCTGCACCAATTAGTGTTACAAATAAGCTAGATCCACTAGCTGGAGCTGTACAGAATTTAATTCCGTTACTACCCTCTAGATAAAATCCTTCATTACTTGCATTGTATGAGCCAGCATTTGGTTTCTGTATTACACCATTAAGACTAACTAAAAGTTGACCAACGCTTGTTACGTTAGCGGCTACATTGCCATCTCTTAGATCGTATGATACAATACTACCATTAAATGTAGGTGTACCTGATGTAGCTCCGTCAGGTACAACTGTTAATAATTTAAAGTCTCCAACAGAGGTTACAGCATCATACTGTGTGTTACCTAAGTCATACACCTTCATTATATTTGTAGATGTATCAAACCATAGGTCTCCGTCTCCTAAGGCTGAACCGTCAGGATGTGAACTAGGTGCACTAGCACTAATCTGATATCTGTCGTTAAAGTCATTAACAAGTGTTTGTGCATTACTTACACCTGTAGAGTCTACAACAGTTCTGTGGAATGTATAAGTATGTAGAGTAGATGTTGTTTCTACTAATACACCTAGCCCAGATGCGATAGTTGATCCAGCTGTAAGACCGTTGATAGTAATTGTAGCATTGCTGCTGACATTACCATTAGCTATTGTAGCCACTCCGCTACCATTAGCAACAAGGTTAGCTGCTAGAGCTTTGATACTAACTATAGTACCAGCTCCATCATTGATGTCAGGGTTAGCGTCTGGAAAGTTGTTTTCGTTAGGTATGGGTACAAAACCACCGACCTCTGTTACAACTTCTACAATACGCTCATTGACAGCTTGAGCTGATGGTATCTGTACATCAGATGCGTTGCCTGCAATAGTTGTAACTATGCTTTTACCATCTAGTAAGTTAAGTTCTGTTGTAGATGCAGTTAGACCATCTAATGCTTCTACTTCAGCTTGTGTTAAGTCAGCTAAGGCACTAGCAGTACCACTACCCATTGTACCAAGCTCTGTAAGCTCAGAGTCGAGTGGTTGCTTACCGTCTAGCTGTGGTTGTATAGAGCTACTTACTCCATCAACATAATTGATTTCTGCTGTAGATGCTGTCACACCGTCTAGCAAATTTAATTCTGTAGTGTCAGCTGTGACACCATCTAATACATTTAATTCAGTAGTAGTTGCAGTTACACCATCAAGTAAGTTTATTTCTGATGTAGTAGCTGTAACACCGTCTAATATGTTGATTTCTCCTGTAGTAGCTGTAACACCATCTAGTAAGTTTATTTCTGCTGTTGTAGCAGTTACACCATCTAATATGTTAAGCTCTGATGTGGTTACAGTAGCATCATCTAAGATTGCTAACTCAGTTGTAGTTAGGTTATTGATAGTACCTGTAGTCTGTATATTTTGACTACCAAAGTTAGGATCAACTTTTGTACCATCTATAGCTGCTGACGCATTTATGTCAGCATTAACTATAGTTCCGTCTGCAATATCTGTAGAGGTAACTGTTCCGTCAGCTATCATAGTTGATGTGACGGTTCCAGTATCTCCAGTTGTTATAACTGTACCTGTTACGTTAGGTAAAGTAATAGTTCTATCTGCCGTAGGATCAGCTACTGTAAGTGTAGTTTCATGTGCATCATCAGTTGCACCTTCAAATACTATGTCAGCATCTTCACCTAAGTTAAAGTTACCGGTCATAGTACCGCCGAGAGCACTGATATAACGACCATTAACTTCCTGTGTAACGTATAAGTTCTGTGTAAAGTTGTCGTTAAGATCTTCTGATTTTATAGCTGAACCAGCATAAAATGTAGCTGATAGGCTGTCAATACTTGTCTCTCTGAATATTTTGATTTTGGCTCCGTTAGCTGGAGCAGTATTAAATTGTAAGGTTGTTGCGTTGGTTAGGGTGAAAGCCGTCGTATCAACCGCATCTATAGACGCCTTAACGTCTGATGCCTTAAGATATGGAAATGTAAAGGGGTAAGAGGTTCTTGACCCGTTACCCGTATAAGAGTCTTGTGTAACAGCCATGTGCTTTAGTTACCGTATTCTATAAGTTGTTTAGTTTCTAGATCTTTCTTTTGTATTTCACCCGCACCTTCTACGTTACCTTCCTTCATGCGGTTTTTAGCCTGTTGTGCATTATAGATAGATGTTTGTACATGTGGATGCTCACGTAAGTATCTCGCTTCAGCTATTTTTAAAGCTTCACGAAGTACTTGGTTAAGATCTTGGTGTATGGGTAGTAGAGTGGTTTTTAATTCTATTTTATCTTTATTGGTTTGGTTGTTCTGATTTCTCAGTGCCTTTAAAGCTTTGATCTGTTTCTGATAATCTTTGCGTTTCATAATACGCTCGATCTGTTTATACAGTTTTTGCTCACCAATATATGTATTTATTATTTCTCTGTCTTCTGGTTTCCATTCGTATGATCCAGTAGAGTCAAACTTAAGTATACCTAAGCCTCTGTACTGTATGTCCTGTAAAAACTCTCTCCAAGGTTCGTTAGACCCGTTGACTTGAATAGGACTAATAGCGTTAAGTGCACGTAAGAATGGATTATCTATATCGTTAATAGGATCACCTGTCCATATGTCTATCTGATTAGGAAGCTGACTTTTTAGACCGGGTAGTCTGTTCTTAACAAATGCAGTAATCTCACCATTAATATCTTTCTGTGCAGCGTCTGTAGCATTAGCAATAACACCAAGACCTCCACTAGCTGGAATCCATGATGATAAACTTTGTGATACAAGTCTGTTAAATGCACGTACGTTACCGTTCATAGCATCAAACAAAGGTTCTACACCAGCTAAAGGTGTTTCGTTTAGGAATGTAGCACCGATAGTCCAAGTTAGTTTAGACTCCCAGTTTTCAAGTAGGTTTTCATCAATGTCACCAGCATAGTATGCTAGATCTCCCATGATAGATAAGATATGTTCAATACCTATAATACCTTTATAACTTACCCACTTGTTACCTATACGTATAGTCTTAGGCTCGTAGCCCATCTGGTCTCTTTGCTTGTTACGTTCACTAGCATTGTAGTGTCCATTACCACGAATGTTACCAGCCATAGCATAACCAAATAATGTAGATACAAGTAAGCTACTAAACGCTAGTCTACCTACATACTCTGCACGTAAGTTCTCAAAGATAACCTGTGCATTAGGTTCTTTAGCCATAACAATACCATGTTCTAGTAAAGCTTCGGCAATATCATCAGTAGTCTTAGCATATATAGTTTTACTATACTTACTAATACCGGGTATTAATGTGATAGGTGTCCATGATGCAGCAGCTCTCATATAGTTAGAAGCTGTACGTGGAAACGCCATAACTTCTTTTAATATAGGATATGCTGTCGTAGCATCTGTAAGGTAGCTAGCTAATCCGTCATCTAAGTTTAGCTGTATTTCACCAGCCATAGCTTTTAACGTCTTATCTTTAACAAGTCCATCAGCATCGAAGAACTCATTATAATACTTTAGCTCTGCTTCCTTCAGTAGATCTGCCTTACCATATATACTACCAAATTCGTAGAATACATCATCATAAGCTTTAGCTCTAGCTAAGTAATGTGCTAGGTGTGTAGTTGTAAATACGTCAGGAAATACCATAGCGGTCATACCATAACGTAATCCACTCATACCGGCTATTTGCTTAAGTCTAGATGCCATCTTTAATTGATATGCTCTACCCCAGTTACCATCAATCTCATATAATTTAGCCATGTCATCCATGATGTCCCAAGCTTTGTCAGTTTTAAATACAAAGTCCTTACGAAACTGTGCCATCATAGCAGTAGGATCTTTATGCGTCCTTTTCATCATCTGGTACGCATCAGTTAGTGCACGTCTGTTTGTTTCCCAGACAGCACCATTATAATATATAGTACGTCGTATACCATCCCAGTTACCAGTTACAGCATGTCCTAATACAGCTGTCATAGGTCTAAGTAGAAGTTGTACACCATTACCTACACCAGCTCTAAACGCAGATATACCAGACAACATATTGTTGTATCGTACACCCCATGCAGCCTTAGCAAACAAGTTCATGTTTTTAGGATCAGGACTCTTTAACATACCTAGAGGCGTGATCTGGTCTGCTGCCCATTTGTATAGTTTAGCTAGACTATCCACATCACCGTTAGTATGTGCGTATGCGTCAATCAAAGGACGTAGTGCTTCTGGTTTATTCTTACGTAGTTCTTTTAGAGTTTTAGTAAACTTCTTATTCTTAGCGTGTATACTATTTTCAGCAGTCTTAAACTCATCTAGCAATATTTGTATACCTTCTTGTGCATCACGTGGAGGTATTTGGTCAAACCAGTTTTTGTTACGTAGTGACCAACCGGATAGATATTTGTTAAGTGCATACTCATCCATTAAGAATTGTAGCTTGCCAAGTACAATATCCATAGCATGTGCGTCATCTACAAACGGAGCCATGTCTTGAATAGATGCTGCAATCGTAGCAGCTTCTCTACCTACTGTATCCATAACTCTAGCAGAAGATGCAGTCACTTCTCTACCTAAAAATCTGTCAACAAGATCACGCATAGCAAATGCTGCTGCTCTAGCTTGATCTTCGTTAATTACTTCTATCTTAAACTTACCAAGCATCAAGTTCTTCACATCTCTGTTTTCTAAGAACAATGCTTTTACATCGTCAACAGTAGACATAGGATCTATAATATCCATATAGATACCCCATGCTGCTGCGTTCATTTCTTTGGCACTAAATCTAACACCATCTACAATAGCATCAAATCTACCTGTCATTCTTGCAGCTTCTCCTACACCCATCACAGCATCACGACTTGTAGAGCCTACCATCAGACCTTTACGTCTCATAGCATCTGTAATTATAGGTGCTGGATCTCCAGATGATGTACCAGCTTTGATAGCTGTAGTATCTGCTATGTTACGTGCTACGTTACCGGGAGGTACTTGCTGTTTAGTTTTTGCTGCATCAGATAATAAGTCAGCATTTAAGTCAGGATCTAAACCATTAATATCTAGTTCTAGTTGCTCAAAGTTGTTAGCAATCTTTCTATCTATAGCTGCTTCAGCTTCGTACGCATTAATCTCAGCTTGACGATTCATAGCTGTATCAATGTTAGGATCTCCTAGCTGTGCTTCTAAGTTTAACTTCTCGTTAATTAATAAGTTTTCATTCTGTCTACTTAGGTTTTTACGACCTATTGATAATAGTTCGTCTATTTCTTGTATACGTATAAGTATATCAGCATCACCACCGAACTTAAGCACACCTTGTTTGTATTGTTGTGCAGTTTCATCTAGTGGCTCCATCCAGCCCAAGGTCTGCTTGCTGTTTTTAACGTCAATAAAAGCTCCTATAACACTACCAATTCCAGCAAATGGTGCTGACTCTAGCATGTTTTTTACTTTTCTTATACCGGGGCTATCACTGTCAGCAGTCCTAAAAAAGTCAGGCAAAGGTATTCTACCCTTCGGTCCAAATGTCTCAGGAAACATATTACTCAGTTCTGTAGTAA